GCCATAAGCGCAAGACCGGTGAATAACTCAGCTATCCCGCTTAAGGCACCGCTTACAACACCGCTGAAGTCCGGCGCTGAACCGGCTGCACCGCCGCCTCCGCCGCCGCCCCCTCCTGAATCGGGAGAGGAGAGCTGATTTATCTCGTCGAAAGAGGCAAGCGATTTTTCTGCCTTTTTTGCGGCTCCGCCGACAGCGCCCATAGCGTCGGCCTCCTCGTAAAGCCCCTCTGCCGCCTCTGTTGAAGATTTAGCAGTGGAGCCAAAAAGCCATGAAACAATATTTGATATCGTGTTTATAACTCTAGTCAGGATATTCACGAGTGTTATAAACGCCGGTATCACGACGCTCATTATTGGCTGAGCAAGATTATAAAGGGCACTGCGCAGCCCGGCTATCGCCGCCGCCGCGTCGTTGTTGGTCTTGATGGTCTTTCCAAGCCATTCCCTGAAAACGGCAAGACCCTGAGAGATGACGGTAAATACCAGCGCGGAACTCACAACGCCGGAAAGGCGTTTTGCGAACCGGCCCATGGAGGCTTCAGCCTTTTTTGTTGCCTTTGACACGTTTTTGGTCGTGTGCTCTGCCTGAACAATTTTCTGAACCAACTCACCAGCGGTTTCTTTTTGTATATCAATAGATCTGGTTGCATCTTCTATTTCTTGTTCATACTTTTTTACACTGTCGGCAAGTTTTTCAACTTGATTTTTTTGGTCAACAAACAATTTTTCTTGCTCCGCCAATGCAGCGGCCAGATGGGTGCGGGCTTCCTTCGCGGCCATCTGTTCATCCATGTTTACTTTTAATCCAGATTTATCAAAGTGAATTATGGCGTCTGCTTTCTCCAATTCAGCACGCAAAGCCTTTACTCGCTTTTCTGTTTCATATGCTGCATAAAATGCTTTGTCAAGCTCTTTAACGATGCCGCTTTGTGCCGCCTGCTTTTTATTGATCTCCGCCTCGGTTTTTTCTATGTTTTTCTGGAGAGCTTTCAGCTTCTTATTCGCCTCTGACACATTGAAGTCAGCCTCAATGATTACAGAGGCGTCGGCATTTGTTGCCATGTCACATACCTCCCCATTCTTTCAAAATGCTCTTTTCCGCGTCTGTATACTTTGTGGAGAAATCCACAAGGTCGCGGTTCCGTCGGTACCAATCACGCTCCGCTTTGTCCAGCGTTTTGTGCCGTGCCAGCTTGTCCCGTATGGCTACGATCTGCGCAAAGGTGCAGTCCCCGCCTATCTCCATATAGGCCGCCAGGAACGTCCACCAATGCATGTACTCCATCGATCTTATCTCCCGCCCGACAACTCTGTTGATGGGCGAGACTATATATTGAAAATCCTTCTCCCAGTCCATGAGACGCGGAGATTTTTTGTGCGTCTGGGGCTCCTCGTCCCTGTCGATGAACCGAAAGCATTTATTAAGCGCCTCCTCGTAGTGCTCCGGAGGCATCGGCTTCCCGCCGTCGTGGGCGCTGAAACGTGGATAAAAGATATCAAGGGCTACACACGCCTTTTCTCGCTGGTCGAGTTCCTGATCCGACAGGGCGATAATGATGTCCAGTATCGCCCTGTAATCAGATTCTATCTCATACTCAACGCCACAAACTTCAATGCTCGTCGGCAGATCATAGATCATTTTTCGCGCCCCGCGTCCGATCATAACGGTCAAGGTATTTTTTGATGCGTGGATTGGTCAGCTTCTGTTCCCGTGTAAAGGCGGTGTCCAACTCGTCCATGATAGAGAGAAGGAGATTTGCCCACACAGGCAGTCCCCCGGCCAGTGCATAGAGATTCATTGTCCCGAATATCTGATCACTGGCTCCGGGCCCGGCGACGCTGTCCACCAGTTCCCTCATTTCCCCGTCAAGTTCCCGCACCACACCGAATATTTTTCTGTTGTCGCTGCCGGCGCTTTCCACCCGCGTTTTGTACTCGTCCTGTTTGTCATGGAGGATATTAAAAACGTTGTACAGCTTCTCGGCAAAGTTGCTGTCAGTGGGATTGAAGGTCATCTCATAACAGTCGTTGACAGTGAACCGGACAAGGCCGGTATCAAAATTTATGGCGTTCATGGTGTGCCTCCTTATACGCTCACATCAGGAGTGAATACAACGGCGCCGTCGGTGATGGCCGCTGTTCCCACGGTGCGTGTGCCGCCGTATGTGACATCGATGGGCATTCCCACGTTGCCGCCACCCTCGCCGCCAAGGCCGGAAGGCTTGACTGTACAGGCGGAATATCTCTCGGCAAAGACCGCCGTGTTCATCGTGCCGGCATAGAAGTGAACGATAAGCATGTCCATGTTGGCCAGCGCCTGTGCGTCCTGATCTTTTACCGCCAGATTCCACACCTTGAGCTGTGCGACGTCGCTGGCATCCAGCTCGCCCGGTTCAAAGGTCTGGGTAATCGTGGGCTTTTTCAGGTTGGTGTATGCCTGTCCGAGAATATCCTGTTTAGTTTCCTCGCCCCAGTCATACTCAGAGCTGGAGTCCTCGACGCGCTTGCCCACCGGGCTCCACACAGGAGTGTCGGCGCCGCCGGTGTTGAGATAGGCAATCAGCAGTTCCCTCGCAATGGTCTGGCCGGGTGTGGTGTTAAAAGTCATATCTGCCATTTTTTAAATCACCTCGTAATTCATAGTCATGAGGATCTGGTGATCCTCGTCTCCGTTTTCGTAACGCCCGAACAGCGCGGAGCGGGAATCGCTTACTATGCGGGTCACTGTTCTCCCTCCGCCAAGATCGGGCCTGTCCTGTCTTGTTGCAGCCCAGTCGGCCAGCGCGTTCAGCGTCTCATCAGCGGCAAGACGGGTGTTGTTGCCGGCTGCCTGAAGCCTGTAAATGATCTTGAACTGACACGCGGCCTGATAACCGCCGGTTATGTATCGCCGCGTCTTGTATACGCCCTGTATAAGCGACAGAGCCATCCCGGATTGATCGTCCTCCAGATATTCGTACTGGATAACAGCAGGCTTTGTCGGGTATTCATTGAGCCAGCTGAGAAGCCTTCGCGCCACCTGATCTTCCTCTGCCGCCGTGACTCTGTAAAAGGTCTTATTATTTTCCGCTATATTTCTTCACCGCCTCTCCCGCTTTCAATGTCCACTTTTCAAGGTTCAGCGCCTTTGACGCCTCAAACCAGTGGGCCTGCGCTTGAGAATGTCCGGATGTGGAAAACACCAGGTTTTTGTCTGTGAGCACCTTTGTCGCGCCATTTTTTGCCCAGCTGCTCCCGGTGTCAGGGTCTACCATCAGTTTCCCGTAATAGAGATACCGCGCATAAGGCCCGGGGTAAATCACCATGTTCCCCTTGGCGTAAGCTCGCTGGTTGAGGGAGCCGGTGAGGAACGGAACAAAGGGCTCAGTGTCCGCCAGCACCTCGTTTGCAAGGGCTGTCTCCGCCTTTTCCGCCGCTCCCGCAAGATTCCGGGCTATGGCCTCGGTGATGTCAGTCCGAACTTTAAAAGTCAAGGTAGCCACTAAGCACCGCCTACTTCCCAGTGACGCATGCCGGGGGAGCCAAAGTCTTTTTTATCGACCTTTGTCACCCGGTATACGTCGTCATACTTTTTGTTGATGGTGGAGAAGTCGGCCACCTCGTTCAACGCGCCCTTGACAAAGAAGCAGTCGCTCGTTTTGAGTGTCCAGAGGCCGGACACGTCGTCTGTCTGTTCGTAGACCTTCGGGTCGGCGTATTGCCTTCTTCGGCCTGTGACAGCGTCTGTGGCGTCTACGGAGAAGGGGATATATAAATTGACACTGTCGGCCCCCTCAAGGCCGCTGGCGCGAACGTTGACGGCCTTGGAGGCATCCAGCAGGACGCCTGTCAGTATCGTGGCGTACACAGGCTGCTCAAAGGTAACCATGTTTTCTTCGCCCACGTTGAATACCGTGACAGTGTGGGGAGCATACATCAGCGCCACCCCCCGCCGCGATATAGCAGACCTGTGTTGGCAAGATATATCAACGCAGTTTTGTAGAGGCTGCTTTCAAGTTCCGCAGATGCTTCCGCTCCGCTCCTGTAGGTCACGGAGTAGGAGCCGACAGCCTCTGACTGTATTTCACCCGCGCTGCTGCCGGCCGCTTTTACCTGTAACATGGCGTGGTATGTCTCGGCCAGTGCGCAGCATGCTTTTTTTACGGCCTCACTGTCCGGTGTTGCTTTGTTGCGGGTCATGTAGTCGATATAGTCAGACGCCCGCTCCGCCGCCGGTGGAAAATCAATGTCCGACAGGACTGAACCGCGAAAAATATTCGTGTAGTATTCGTGGTCTGCGTATGCCATCTGAGGGGCCTCCTTTACGTAGCGGACGCTGCCTTTATGGCAGCCAGTATATCAGCCTTTAACATTGCGCTGCTGACGCCCGCGATACCGTTTGCCTCTGCATACTCAAGCAGCTGTGCTTTGGTCATGGTATCAAGATCAACGGCACCGTCAGACGCAGGCTCACTCAACAGCGCTCTTATTCCCCCGCGTCCGATTCCCCCGCGTCCGACTGTTCGGGTTCTACGGGTTCGGGTGGAGTGTAGACGGAGAAGGGAAATGCGGTAGCGTTGTCGGCGTTGAAGGCGTTGATGGGGTTGGCAACCTCCCAACCGAGACGCATAACAGCGCGGAGAGCAACCATGTCGTTCTGCATGAGGTTGTACTCGATGGCGCCGGTGGAGGGGTTCTGGATAACGCCCTCGGTGAAGATCTTGAAAGTCATATCCTGACGGATGGCGTAGACCAGCTGGCTCCAGTCGCCCACGATGGCGAGGGCCTCGGAGGGGTCAAACGCGCCGTTGTTCGGGAAATACATGTCCATGCCGTCCAGCGCGTAGCGGGTGGTGCCCTGCATATCCGTCTTGAAGATGGGCTGGCCGGTCTGGTCGGTCAGGCCCCGGAGCTTCGCTCTCATCTGAATGGCGCCCATAACGCCGTTAGGGATAAAACCGTCCTCCTCGACGAGAGCGATAAGGCCGCCCTCGCCCATAATGTCGGCGAAGGTGTCAGCCGTGGCGGCGAGGCTGTTGGATGCGGCCACGGCGGAGGGGACAAGGCCGTCGCGCCATGTGGTGGGCTTATTGGTGCCGAAAAGGATGGCGGAGTCGATGAGCTTGCCGAATGCCTCGTTCAGTCTGGGCCGAACCTCACCCCAGATATCATAGTTGGAGTCGTCGAGCACCGCCTCGGGGATGGGCACGATCACGGCGATTTCCTCCGCGTACAGCTTCTTGTTCTTCCACGCCATGCTGGTAGTCTGCTTAAAAGCGCTCTCAGTGGCGGCGGTGCCGCTGGCCGGCTCGCCGTTCACCCAGTAGGCGGTGGGGAGCGCGTCAAGTACGTTGATGGTCTGTGTCTTGCTGGACATGTTGGGAAGTCTGCGTGCCATGCGGAGCACAGCGGACTCCGCGATAGCACCCTGCATGATCTCACGTGTTACGGGCTCCGGAATAAGACCGGAAAGTGCCGCTCTGTCGATTACATTTGCCATAGTTTTTCTCCTTTCTTTACTTGAGTGCGCCTCTTATAAGCGCGTTCATTGACTGATTGATGTTGTCGCTGCTGCGGCCCTTGTCGCCGCCCAGCGGTGCTGACCAATCAAATTTCGCAGAGCCAGATACAAGTCCGGAGAACGTGCCGTCGATCAGCGTATCCAGCGCCGCCGCGTCCTTGATCTTGTCGCCCTCAAGGGTAAGAGCGTCTATTTCCGCTCCGCTGCCTCTCATTGCGATATCAAGATTATTCCCGGTTATGCCCTTGCTCTCGTAGTAGGCCCTGACCGCCTTTTCCTTGGCTGCTTTGGCCTCTTTGTTGGTCTGCTCTGTTTTGTAGGCCTCAAAAGCGGCGTGTTCAGCGTCGTATTTTTCTTTATAGCCGCCGTCGCCTCGGGTTTTCAGGTCGTCCAGTTCCTGTTGGACGGAGGCCAGCTTTTCAGCGTCCTCCTTATACCTCGCCGCGTCCGATTTGATGCCGTTTACTGTTTCTGTGTGCATATCGACAATGGAATCCACCTGTTCCTCGCTGAGCCCCATCGCCTTGAGCGCACGTCTTGTAAGTGCCATTGTGTTTCGTTCTCCTTTCCTTTGGCCCCAGTCCCTCGGGGACGAACGTAATATAAAGACCGCGTTTCTTTGCGGTGTTTACCAAATAAAAAAGGAGCCAACCTGTAAGAAGTCCTTACAAGTCAGCTCCATTCAGCTCTTCCCGGCGATCATTTACGCCGTGGGTCTTGTTATGTAGTTTTCAGCCTTTTTCGCTGGATCGTCTGGACTATGATATTGCCGTCTTTGTCGGCCAGCAGTTCCACACGATATCCCTGCTTCAAGGCTTCGCATATTGCATTGATGGTTTTTTCGTCCATACTTAATACCACATCACTGTTTTCTCAGACAACGGTGCGCTTCCGTCAGACATAGTTTTTAGCGACTCCTTCGCATAGGCCATATGGATTTCGCAGTACTCATAGCCCTCCGGAAGCGGTCCGTGTTTAAACCTTCCGTCGGACAGATCATATGAAGCTTCCACGGGGGTTAATGCGTCCTCTATAAAAACGTCGCACTTCAATATGGCATTATGTTTTACTATGTTTTTTATTCGAATCATAATACTTTTGTGCCTCTTTCGCGTAGTTATATTTTTTTGTTGCCTCAATATGTGCTTCTTCTTGGCTGAGCCCAGAGTCAATCAGAGCTTTCTCCAGCATCTCGTGCTTAAGTAGTATTATATCGTGGTGTTGGATGTTTTTGCCGTCGACAAGCCGTTGCCAAGACTCTGCCATTTCATAGCTGGGCGCAAACCGAGCAATAGTGCCGTCGCCAAGGTCGTGTTTGTCATAGAATATAAATTTTTTAATTGTTTCAATTTCAGATTCATCAAATCCGGAGTTTTTTGCAACAGCTGAAACGTCTGTAGTCATTTTCCGCACAGCGTCATAGTATCTCGTCGCATGTTCCTGCGCTCGTGCACTATTTGGAGACAGCGCTCCGCTTGTCCCGCCGCTTATTATACCACGACTTTTCTTGTTTGTTAATTCCGAATCATACCCCCTCGCCCTCTCAAGCTGCTCCGGAAGCTGTGCCGCCTTGCTGAACGCTTTGTATTCCTTTCTTAAGCGGCGTATCCT